TCAAGTGTAGATTTCTTAAAGAAATTCTAACATCAGTCAACGTGGACTTTAAGCACGGAGGTAGGTATGGCAAAGCCTAAAATTACACATGAAAGAAAGGTAGAGATAGCTGCTGAAGCTAGCAAGGTGATGGCATCGAAAAATCATAGAAGGTTTATCTATTGCGCAAGATACCTTATGAAGAATATGCCAGAACCCGTAGTTACAGCTAGGTCTGCATTGTATAACCAGCATTTCTGGCCTTCACAAGTAGGTGTAACGAAAGGTAGAACGATAAGTGCCATGGATGTGCAAGAGCTGACGATGAGGATGATCGTCGGAGCAAATCCTAAGAGAATGGATCAGCAATTTTGCTGTCAGACATTCCTGAAAGCACTCAAACCATACTTACCTCCGTCAGTTACGTTAAACAGCGATTGGTCTAATTTCCGAAACAGAAACTGCTCTGATCCAAAGGTTAATGAAGTAGCTGACGAGCTTGAAGAGTTTGCTGAAGACTACTTCAGGAAGATTGAATCACAGCTTGCTGTCTTATACCTGAATGTAGGTGACAGGAATGGCGCACAATACCTGAAAGTGTTAGAGAGACGGTTCAGGGAGAACTGGAATCTAAATGCTGGCATGTATGCAAAGCTGGATTTGAAGACCGAAAAGAAGGAAGAAGGCGAAGTCCCGGTAGAGACCAATACAGTAACCTTCGAATTCACTACTGTTGAAAGCAATAGGGAGATTCCTCAGTGAAGATCCAATGTAGGCTTTCAAAACCTCAAGAAGACTTCATGAGGAGAGCAGATGATCCGTTAGTGATTATGCAGTGCGGTGTTGGAAGTGGAAAGACCGTATGTGCATCTATATGGACTATCACTAACATGCTTCAAGGCAGAAGGCTTGTAGCCGGAGCATTGACGCATTCTGCACTCATGAAGACACTCTTTAGGCAGATATACGAGCTTGCTTGGAAGTGGGGTTTACATCCCAAGATGAACAAGCAAGACAAGACCATAAAGATCGGTAATGGAATCGTCTACGGATACTCTAACGAAGCTCCCGATGACGTGCTAGGTCTCTCTGACATTTATGGTCTAGTGATTGACGAAGCCTCTAGATGCTGTGAGTTATTCTACAACAACCTTTCAGACCGTATCCGTGGCGAAGGGATTGGAGCACCTAGAAAGAGGCTGATTACGTCTCCGTGTAATGAACCAACAAGCCAGTGGTTCAACGATTTGTGCGATAAGCACCCTGAAGCGATGATTAGAGCATCGCTTCTTACTAATCCGTTTGTATCTGATGATTACATCCAAGAGCTGACGGACAGATATGGCTATGGATCTCCGTTGTACCGTCAACAGGTACTCGGAGAATTGGTTAACAACGATTTCCTGAATGCTATCATCCGCTGGGAAGACTTTCCGGCATTGGAGAACTCAAGGTTCTCGTATCTTGTATCTCCGAAATTCTATGGAATGGACTTAGCAGGAAGTACTGGTCGTGACTGTACTGTTGGAACGATAGTCAACGAGACCGGGTTGATTGAGCAACGAGTAGTACAGAACGCAGACACCCAAGGTCAGACATCTATGCTAATGGAAGCCTACGAAACAGGAATTCAATATGGATGTATAGACGGCTCTGGCGGATTTGCGAACGGCGTACACGACAATGTAAAGCACAATCCAAGGATCAATCTAAGGAAGATGACATTCAGCGAAACACCTGAGAAACCTGAATACCTGAATGTCAGGGCTGAAATGTATGCGGAATTAGCGCAGACAATTAAGTCTGGATTTTACATTGACGTACAGAAGAACAAGGAGCTAGTGGAAGAGCTCAGGAACACCATTGCATGTATAGATCAGAAAGGAAAGCTCAGGATCATTCCAAAGGAAGACATCAAGAAAGCCATTGGAAGATCTCCAGACAGAGCTGACTCACTTGCGTTAGCAGTATATGCGATGAACCATAGATCCGAAGTCAACGTAGCCCAGATAGCCATGAAAGTCTTTAATCTTAATCACTAAAAGAGGTAACACATGCTTCGAGATGATGAAGTAATCGAGAAAGCCTGTTCATTCATGAAGGACAGTCACTCGTACTTTGGTAAACAGCGTATCAGAATGCAGAGAGACTGGGAAGCATATTCCGGAAACTTCTGGGATACTGATACCATTAATGAATGGCACAGACAGAAGAGACCGTGCGAAGTATGGAACATTAACAGAGTGTTTGTTAATGCGATCTCCAGTCCGTTCAGTTCTAGTCCCTATCACATTCAGCTAGAGGACAGGTCTACGAGGGAACTGGAAGATCTCCAGAAGTTCATCGATGACTTCGAAGCCAGAAACGACAGTAAGAATGCGATTATCGAGTCTATCGCTAATGCTGCGGTATCTGGCGAAGGCTATCTGACTGTATCTATCATCGATGAAAGCGAAGATGAACAGCGTATCGAGCTTGAAGTGATTGACGATCCTTCCTGCGTAGCTATGGATCCATCCTGTAATACCACTAGTGGCGAAGATGCAGAGATGGGCGCTATAGTCAACTTGATCAGCTTATCCAAGGCTAAGCGTCTATACGGCGATGATGTGATTGGAATTGGTTGGCCAGCAGTGCAACCTCCCATCTGCGTTACAGGAATGACTACATTGTCTCCTGAGAAGATTCCTCTGGTATTCTTCTACTACAAGGATGATGCAGGTAAGGTATGCTTTGCCAAGATTTGTGGTAACAAGGTTCTCAAGCATACTGCTATGCCTTACTCCACTATTCCTATCTTCAGATTCACTGGGTATAAGTCTAAGGATGCAGCCCATAAGACTGAGTATCTTGGTGTAGTGAGAGCCACATGGAGTCTTCAGGTTGGTGCTAATATCGGTTACAGTACCCTGATGGAACGCATGAACCGTAATCCTAAGGGTTCGTTCCTGATGCCTGTTGGAGCTATCGAGAATCTTGAGAAGTATTATCAGATGGCTGGAAGCGATGAAAGCTTGCTGTATCTTTATAACGGCAGCATTCCTCCCACTCCGATTAAGGAATCCTTCGAGACTCAGGACTTGGTTAACACTATCAACCAGTCACTTCAGCTGATGAGCAATGTGCTTGGTATTCCTATCTCTGGTATCAATGGTATCGATATCACCCAGAAGAAGACCGCTACTGAAGTACTGGTGCAGGAAGTCAATAGCGAATCTAACGTGGCATGTTTCTATACGTCTGCGTATAGTGCTATCAGAGCTCTCGGTAAGGTTCTCATCGAGATGAATGGCTTTGATAAGGATACTGTGTTTAGCTTGCAGAATGGGCCTAGCGTGATTACCCAGAATGCCAAGAAGAGACAGGAATTGTCTTTGCTTTCCGGAATGCTTCCTGACAATATGAAGCCTATCTTGGCTAAGTACATGGCAGATACTATGGATGATACGATGTCCAAGAATCTTGCTAATGATATCATAGCCAACATGGATCCGAGCCTTAAGATTGTGTCTAATACTGACATGGATCCGAATGCTGTACATGTTCTGAATGGCATGAAGCAGTCTATGGATATGGCTATGAATGAGCTCGCCAAGACTAAGCAGGAAAATGCCGAACTGAAGAAACAGGTTGACATGATGAACCTTCAGGTGATGAACCTTAAGGGTCAGCAGGATCTAGATTGGCGTAAGTTTGAGATTAGCGAATTGAACAAGACTCGTCTTGAAGAAGCTAAGCTCATGGCTCAAGGCGTTCAGATTGATAACAAGGCTAAGAATGATGCCGAAAAGAACATGCTTGAGGGTGAGAAGATTGCCCTTGAACGTGATAAGGCGGCAGCTCAGGCAGCTAAGGATATCGCTGAAAGCTCTCCAGTAATTCTCCCACCTGAAATTGGAGGTGTCTAATGTACATTCCAGTAACAGTGCTTGGGCCATCGCCCAACATGAACTCGCAGTCTAGGCGTAAAGACCAGATTGCTGGTACAGCCGAAAGGTATGGTGAAACAGCCTATGTACAGACTCCCGAAGAACATAGAGCATTGCTTGATAAGTTCAAGGGAGTAGCCGGGATTCCACCTGAATTGGCTGTAGCTCTTGGTGAGGAAGAAGAGAAGCGTTCTCCTAGATACTGGATCACTGATCAGTCTCCTAGATATGGTGGAAGTACTCCAAGTTCTTCCTTCGTAGCAGGAATTAATGTGTCTCCGGGATTGAACATGGCTACGATTACCATGAAGAATGGAAAGTCGTACTCCTATGCTATCTCTCCTGACCAAGCTGGTGATCTTGTCAATGCCAACTCTCTTGGTGCATGGTACAATCGTAACATCAAGCTAGGTCGGTCTAAGATTCCTGTAACTGTGGATCCTAGGTCGGGAAATAGGACTGGCCCTGCTCCGATGGTACTTGGCGGTACTCGAAGTGGTCTAGCAGCTGCAACACCTGTAAATCAGGCTAATGCTAGCGGTGAACAAGTTCTGACTATCGGTGTACCTGCTCTTATCAGAGCATTAGGACAGTTTGGTAAACTCATCAAGCCTTAAACTACATAGAAGCATCGTGCGATGCTTCTATTTTTATCTTCTAAACATTTTTGAATCAGAATTTCTAACTAATTCATTGATACATGCCTTACTCTAGGGCACACAAAAATAATCAGAGGTTACTATGGATGCAGAATTTGCACGCAAGTATTTGAATGGTGAAGTCTCTATCGCTGACGACTCGCAACCGGCACCGAAAGCTGATGACACCACTCCGTCGGAAGAAACTACTCCAAGTTCAGAAGACGAAAAACCTAACGAAGACCTTAATAAGCCCGATGAGGGTGGAACTGGTGCTTCTTCGGAGACGCCTGACGAAACTAAGCCGTCTGAAGATGGTGGGACTGCAACCCAGACTTCCGATGATGACAAGGATTCCAAAGGTAAACCTGGCTTCCTCGATGGTAAGAAAGACAAAAAGCTTCCTTATCCAAATGCTAAGGATACTGACCTTGAGAAGATTAAGGCTAATCAAGCCTTCATTCGTCAAAAGGATAAGTTCAAAAAGAAAGTAGCCACGCTCGAAAATGAAATCAATGACCTCAAGGCACAGCTTCTGAAGTATGCTAGCATTGATACTAGCTCTCTCAAGAATGACCCTGATAAGTTGATGGATCTCAAGATTGCCAAGAGCAACATTCAGAACAAGATGAATTCTCTGAAGGCTCAACAGGAATCGGTGAGAGCAGAGCAGGACGAAATCGAAGCCGAGCAAGCTAATCGTGTATATCAGGAACGAGTGAATACTTGCTTCCCTGATGAAACGGAAAAGAATCATTACAACACCCTGATGAACAACGGAAGGGATAAGTTTGTAGCATTTCTTCAGCAGTATGATGCGGATAACACTGTGTTGCAGTATCTTGACGATTGTGACATCAGTCCGCTGTTGGTTCGTACTCTGATGACCAATCCTAATGCTCTTAGGAATGTGATTGAGAAACGCAATCCTATCTCTAAGGCTATGGAGTTGAAGTCGTTGGAAAACAGACTCAGAATCAATCTGCGCTTGAGAAATCCTCAGACACCTCCGAAGGCATCAAATAATCCCAAGCTACCTTCCACTGGTTCCCAAACTAAGGCAGGTGCATCTAGCGATGCTAATGCTGTACGTGATGCGAATTACTGGAAGAATTACTTGGCAACTCACCCTTAATCGGAATATATCCAAGGTAATACAATGCCTAATTCTATCGTAACTAACAAGCTCACCGACCTTGTCGCTCTTCGTTTTCTCGTTGCTGCTGGCTTCGTGAATGTCGGTGCCAAAGAACACTTCAAAGACCAGATGGTTGGCAAGCGTAACGGTCAGAAGTACACCTTCGTGATCCGTGATGCCGTTGACGTGGGCGAAGGTCTCGCACTGGATAACACCAATGAAAAGCAGACCATTGTCGAACGTGAAATCGAAATGGAACTCCGTGACTTCCATGCCGCTGTCAACACCAACGCTATCGAAGCTATCACCGACCTCAACTGGGATAAGGAAGTGGCTGAACCGAATGGTGGCAAGATTGCTAACTATGTGGTTCGTAAGGCTGTCACTGAAGCCTTCCCCAGAGCTAACACCTGCATCGTCGGTTCTGGTTTCCAGCCGATGGCTGAAGTTGCTGCCCACCTTTCTTCGATCTCGAATGAAAAGATGTATGGCTTCGTTGACCCGAAGGCTCAGGCTATCCTCACCGCCAACGGTCAGATGTTCAACCCGGTTGGCTCTCCGGACTCCTTCTACAAGCAGGGTCTACTTGGTGAATTCCACTCCGTTGAATATCGTGGTCAGCGCTTCATGCCCGTGATTACGGTTCCGGAAGGCATCGAAGGCATCACCGTGACCTCTCTGGCTGGTGACAACAACACTGCTCATGACTACGACGCTGTCTTGACGCTCGCTTGTACGGCTGTGTCTGGTGCTAAGGTCATCAAGAAGGGTACTCCGTTCTTCATCGACGGCGTGATGGCTTGCGACCTCATTGGTGACGCAACTGCCGAACAGTATGCTTTCGTTGCTGCTGCCGACATCGAACTCGCTAACGGCGCTACCTCTATCGCTGTTCCGCTGAAGACTGGTAAGAAGAACACCATCCCTGAACTCGGCAAGGGTGGTACTCGTGAAATCGCTAAGGAAGACAACACCTCCTTCTCTGCAGCTTCGGATCTTGCTTCCAAGACCGTGACGATTCCGGCAGCTGGCAAGTACGCTTGCGGTCAGGTTCGTCTCGATGGTACGTACGAATTCGCTACCCTCGACAAGCTGGATGCTTCCAACGCCGACACCAAGCTCGGTGCAGTTGAAGGCGTTAAGGTTCACGAAAACCGTGTCGTTGACCTTGACAACATGACCAACAAGACTCGTTGGGACATTGTTGCAATGTTCGGCGTGATCGATGGTCGTGGCGTGTCCAACTTCATGATTAAGCTCTAATAAGCTTTCTAAAGGCGAAGTGGCTTCACTGCCAAATAATCCCTCATGGTTCTGCCATGAGGGTTATTTTAACTCATTCATTGATAAAAGGAGTATTTATGTTCACAGTTAGAGACGTAATTACAGAAGCACTGGCAAGGGCTAATCTTTGCTCCAGAAGGCAAGAAGCACCGGGTAAACTTGTAGAATCTGCCTACAGACTCCTTAAGGGAATTGCAGCCGACTACAGCTCGCACAACCTGCTCCAGTTCTTGAGACGAGAAGTGGATCTTAACGAGGCTGTCATCAAGGAAGATCAGTATGTCTTGGGTGATGATTATACCTTGGGAACAAATTTCTGGGTCATTGAAGGTACTGAGATCCAGCCTTACATCGACGAAGGAATCATTCCAGAAGCTGCTAATGTTGCGGAGAATTCCAAGGTCTACAACGGTGACACGATGGTATGGGTAAGATACGCTACTGGCCCCAATGTCTTTGTATGGCGTAGAGATGCTTATCCTTCCAAGGATATCGCTATCGCCAGAATGGATGGCGCAGTTAAGGAAATAATCAAGGGCGGTATTCAGCCTAAGATGCAGATTGGTACGATTGACCAAGAGATTCATAGCGACTATGTTCAGGTTATGATTGAGAATCTTGAAAAGGTCACCGAGCTGTACTGGGATCGTTCCAATGATCCTATGGCTAACGCATCGATGCCTCTGCAGTATCTTAGCTTCGAGGATTTCAATGACGGAGCGTATGGCGACTATGTTTACACATGGCAACCTATTTCTGACACGAAGATCGAGTTGAAGCTGAAACCCAGATTCGTGGCTATGCTTACGAATAGCCAGAACCTGAAGTTGATCTACAATGTCCGCTATAGCATTGATTACAATTCCGTGCTTAAGATTCCTGATATCTATCAGGAGCTGTTCATCACTGCACTGACCTACAAACTCGCTGTAGAATTTCCTAGATTGTCTCCTGAACAGACCGAAAGGCTGAAGAACACTCTTAGGGAAATCGAAGACAGTGTCAAGACTCCTACCAGAGCATCCAAGATGATAATTAGAGAACCTCTCAGGGTTAATGGTTTATACAACCAGGCACAGTTGAGTTCCGGTTCCTTCATCTTTGGTAGGTAGCTAGTGCATTTTGAGACGGTATAGCTTGTATTGATGTATTTCGCTTTCAGGAATCCATTTCTCTATACCGTTCTCTACTATGCGCACTACATGCTCTTTTTGTCGTTTATCTCTCCAAGCTTTAGATCGCATCTTCCAGTTACATTTATTGTTACACTGTGTCTTCATGTCTGCCCATCTAAGATTGGATAGACTATTGTCATCTCTATGATGATTTATATGATCGACAGTTGGAAGATTGTAAGGATTTGGAATGAAGGCTAATGCGATTAGCCTATGCTGTGAAATAGACTTTCCATTTATTCGGTCAACCAGATAGCCTTGTGAGTCGTAGTACCATTTCACCTTCTCGTAGCAATAACAACGCTTACCAAGGTTGTATGCGTACCTCCAAGCATCGCCAGTGCTTTGTATAAAGCAATCCTTGCCATTGATTTCAATTCTTTTGAGATGGTTCATAAGAATTTTCCTTAACTAAAATCATACTGGAGTTTTTTCTAATGGCTAAGCAACAGATTATAAATTCGATTGTTGGCGGATACCAGAATTCCAACATCGCTAAGGTCTGTAAATCGACTAGTGTGAATATGTATCCTGAATCTCAGGACGGTTCGCAAGCTAGCTCTAGACAGATTCTTAGATCTATTCAAGGTACGTCCACGCTAGTAGAAATACCTGAGAAGTCCTGTAGAGGAATGTTCAGAGCATCTAGAGGAAGATCTGGATATCCTGTACTGTATGCTGTGTACGGATCTCACCTATACCTGATTATAACCGATCGTGGAGGTTACGTAGCCAGAGAGATTGGTACGGTTAGTGGAGCGCTGACTGAACCTGTATCCATGTGTGAAACGGGTGGTTATGGTGATGCTCATCCTCACTTGATTATTGCTGATGGATCCCAACTATTTGCAGTTGATACTACGTTGACTCCTGATGAACAAAGAGCAGACTATAAGGCTATTGCACTTCCTCAGAAGGCTGGTGACACTGAAGAATTGATAAATCCTTCCCACGTATGCTATATGTATGGCTATCTGGCTGTACTTGACGCTGGGAGCGATGCTTTCTACCTGTCTTGCCAGTATCCGTTCGAAGAAGACATCTATGGCGATGATATCTTCATGCTAGAAGACCATACAGTTCCGGCTGAAGGAACTATTCCGTCTTATGTAAAGACAGGGAATCCGAAGGGCTTTGCTGTATACTCTGAATGGTGTGCAGATACTACTAGAGCCATGTTCTCTGCAGGTTCATTCCTGTATACATTTGGTGACAGAAGCTTCCAATGCTTCTCTTATCACGACGATGTAAATTACCCATTCCAGTCTCCTGATACGGCTGCAGCAGCTATCGGTATCAGAGCTCCTAGAAGTGTGGCTACTGTCGGACAGAGTGTATTTTGGCTTGGAGCTAGCGACATAGGACAGAATGGTGTCTTTATGGCTATCGGTGCTGAAGCTAAGAGAATCTCTACGAGCGACATCGAACGAGAGATAGACACGTTTGTGAATCCGGAAGATGCCGTTGCGGAAGTCTGGCAGGAAGCCAAGCATGTGTTCTATGCATTGACGTTTAGAACGGCTAACCGTACTCTGGTTTATGATGTTACCGAAGGACAATGGCATATCCGTAGCTCTTATGACAACAATATGCCTAACAATGAAGGTCACTGGAGACCTCAGTTTGCTACATTGGCTTACAACAAGCTAGTGTTTGGTACTCTGAATGACAATAAGCTCATCTACCTCGACATCAACAAGTGGAAGGAATATGATGACCTTATGATTGTCCGTAGGAGAGTCAGCGGAGCTATCATTGACGGATGGAGCCCATTCTACTGTGACAACCTTAAATTGATTACAAATAATGGACAGGTTCCTGGTGCTGTTACTAATCCTAGAGTAACATTAAGGTATTCTTGGGATGGCAGTACATGGCTTGACCAAGAGATTGGCACTGTCGGTGAGATCGGTCGGTATGACTGGATTACTGAATGGTGGCATCTTGGAATGGGTAGTGTGCTTATGCTTGAATTCTCCAGTAGTGATCCTTGGGATTTCTCCATTATCGATGCGAAGATTCAGGGAGAACCGTCATGCATATTCTGACGGATTTAGGAGAGACCATGCAGAGATCTAATTACACTGGAGTCAAGCTAGGCGAATTCAATGTTTCTAATCCAAGTATATTGGCAGATGCACTGAAGGGTACATGGGTTAAGAAATGGGAGAGTAACGTGTCCTTGACTGTGGTCAGGGGTCACGCTATGCTCTCTAGCCCCATCGTAACGTCTACTATTCCTATTCAACTTTCCTTACCCGAACATGAACCATTCTACGCTATCGTGAAGTCTGTTTCGGGTATTAGAACCGTCTTATGCACGGATACACTAAATGTTACACTAGATGCTGGCGAGCAAATCGAAGCATTATTCATTCTTAAAGAGGTACAAAATGGCAGATAGTAATGATCTTTGGCAAGATGTGGACACTGGCGGAGCCAACTGGGGTGCAAACGTAGCTGGCGGTGCTGGAACCGGGGCTGCAGCTGGTGCTTCGATTGGTACAGCCGTGATGCCGGGTTATGGTACGGCTATTGGAGCTGGCCTTGGTGCAGTACTTGGTATAGTAGGAGGCGTCTTCCAGTCTATTGCTGAAGATGACCAGAATAGACGTAAACATGAGGCCCTTAGAGAATTAGCTGCTAGAACGAATACATCCTATAATGATATCGAGAGGATGTATAATGAATTCTATGCCAATTACAAGACTGGCGGTACTCAGGCTGATGCTATTGAAGCAGCTGGCAAGATTCGTAACTGGAATTCTACGTTTGCACAGAGACTCGCAGATTCTGGATTGCTTGATGAAGAAGGCAATCTTAAGAATTTTGACTATGACAAGAACGTAGAGGACTTCCTGAACCCTTATATGGGTAATGTCATTGACGCTTCGAATGCTAAGATTCAGCACAGTGCAGCTGGTGCAGCCCTTGGTCGTTCTACTGGAGCTGCTAAGGCTATCTCTGAAAACACTGCGAAGGAATATGACAAGATCTACAATACGGCTCTCGATGCCTATAAGTATGATCGCTCTCAGTCCTACAATGAATGGTCAGACTATGCTGCAAGACAACAGCAGTTGCTCAATACTATGCTTGAGAATGACAAGTGGGGAATTGAACAGCAGAAGGCTCTTGGAGACCAGTTCCTTGATTGGCAAGCTCAGCAGGTTCAGAACTATGCTAATCTTGAGAAGGACAGAGTCAATACTAATGCCCAGATCACTATGGCGGCTCTATAAGGAGGATTTATGGCTGCGATTGGCCCGAAATATGAAAGAAGTGCCGTGGATATCATTTCTCCTATGCTCACCATCAATCAGCAGATGGCGGCTAAGAATGAGTCTAGATGGAATAAGATTAAGGAAGGCGTTAAAGGACTCTCTTCAGGTATAACTGAAGCCATTGGTTCTATCATGGCTGTCAATAAACGTAAGGAAGCTATCAAGTACTTGGGCGATGACCATCTCAAAGAACTTGAAGCAGAGCTAGCACAAGCTAAGATAGATCTGACACAAGTTGAGAACGAGATGCGTACTATCAAGGCTGAAGATACTGGTTCACTGGATGTTCCTCAGAATCTGTATACTCCAGCAGAGAATGACGTAGATGCCTTCAATCCAAATGGTAGTAGAACCGCCATAAGACCTATTGGTAATCAAGATCCAACATTTTTCGATGGAGTGCTATAATGGCTGTAACGTATGAAGAAGCAATGAGAAATCACTTCGGTGCTAAATCCGGGCTGTTGTCGCCTAATCCTAATGCGGCAGCAGCTTACGAAGCGTCACAGAAGGCTACAGCTGCACAACCTGCTCCTATGGGTGGATGGAATGCTGCAGATCAGTTCTACGCCACACAAGCAGGAATCAGCGGTCTTGGTGATGCCTATGGAGACAGAGCAGCGTATAACGCCAACGCTCTTCGGTCTGATACACTGAATTCTAACACTGATACCATGAAGCAACAGCGGTATCAGGAGCTTTCTTTGAAGCGTGATGAGCTTAAGGATAAGATTCTCAAGTTGGAATCTGAAATCAGCTGGCAAAAGTCTCTGAAGCAAGCTGAAGTATCTAGGGATCCGATGTGGGAAATGGCTAAGCATGACTGGATCTATAAGGGAGACCGTTCTGGTCTTGAGAACATCATGCAACGTATGTCTACCGAAAAGATTGCTAAGGCTAGCAAGGATGAATCTAAGCGTGGCGAGATCGCTACATACCGTGAAAAGGTTGATAACCTTGAATGGGCTTTGGATCAGCAGATTGCAGGCGGATTGGCTAATACTGACTTCGGTAAGCAAGATGCCTCGAACATCATGAAGACCATTGCCGACTTGCGCTATGCCGAAACCACTCTCGCTAGAGCTGAAGGTAGACAATTCAATGAGCAGGAATTCCTTGATAAGATTGCTTCGAAGGGCGTTGACTTTACGAAGCTTAGGGCTATGTCTTCTAGTCCTTGGACTGGTTCTGGAAGCAATGCTTCTGTTCTTAGCGGTGATGGTACTAATGCTTCCACCGGATTCAATTTGAAGGCAACGATGAGCAAGGTCAACACCAATCTTGATAGCGTCCTGTCTGGGAATGACTCTCAGGCTATCGCCAACAAGATCAGCGAAGTTAATGCTGCCATTGATGACGTGACTAATGCTGACATGCAGGAATCCGAGAGACAGAATACACTCAAGGAACTCAATGAAGCCAAGGCTAAACTTGAAGTACGTGATGCAGAAATCAAGGAAGGCGACAAGTGGACTCAGCTCACTGATGACTTCAAAGCCGCTAGGACTTCTGCCGATATGCAGAGAATCCTTAACGAAGCTTCTGCAATCCCCGGTCACGAGGATGAAAAGAATCGTATGCGTCATACCATTGAAGCAAAGAAAAGGGATGAAGCCGAAGCTGCTAGGAAAAAGCAGGAGCACAATACTAAGGCTAATGAATACGCTAATGCCTACAACAATTCCAGTTCTAGTGCAAAAGTTGTGTTTAGCACATTGTATCCCGGAGTAAAGATGGATGATTTCATAGAAATTGTATCCGTTAATGGGGTGCCTACTGCAAAGCCCAAGCTGAAGTAATGGAGTATCATATGAAAACACCAGATCAAATTATCAAGAAAGTAGCTAGCCTAGAAACCTCTCCGGAAGAAAAGCTGGAAATGCTCTCGGCTTTGGACTCTATTTACGAACATAGTACTGACGAGTCTAAAGCCAAGGCACAATGGTCTGACTATATTCTTTCTAACAAAAAGAATTACGCAGATGTCTTCGATGTTGTTACTGAACGTAGGGATAAGGAAATCACCGCTCCGGCGATTTCCTTGACCGATGAACAGATCTCGAAGCTTCTGAATATCGGTGATCCGTATGACTATCGAGACCAGAACCATTGGATGAATCTGCCTGTATCTACGCTTATGGAGAAATTCGGAGCTAATAGAGAAACTCTTCCTGCTATCTTGAAGACGCTGTCAGACAGACAGACTGCTAGAGATCGCATCAAGATTTCGGAAGGCTATGATCCGGTTAGTAACGAGCGTGGTACATTAGACGTGATTCAGAGCGGAGCTAGACAGATTCTCATTCCTCGTACTATGGAAGGAGTCCAGCTCGGTTCTAGCGATCTAACGAAGGATCTTGCGCTCGATATCGGCGAGAATGTAATTCAGGCTGTTCCGTTTACTAGAGTATTCGGAGCTATTCCTAGAATCCAGAAGCTCGGGAAGACTGGTAACACTGCTAAGAGAATGGCTGAAGGGGTTGTTTCGAATGCTACAGCACCAGCCATTACAGAAGTAGTTGATGCTGCTGCCTATAATGCAGACGAAAGACCATATAGAGGTACGCTTGAACCCGGAGCTATTGCAATGGGAACTGCTACCAATATCATGGCACCTAAGGCCATTGGCGGAGCCTTGGCTTTGCCTTCCATAGTTACAGGAAAGTCTACTGGAGCCAGAAAGATTGCAGAGGCTATTGCCTTCGATCCTCAGATGACTAACAGAGCACTTAGAGAAATCAAGCTTGGAAAGCCTTTCTCTGAAACAAAGCTTGGACAGACTGACTTAGATGAAAAGATCCTCGGTGCTATCGAAGAAGGCAAGAAAGCAAGACCCAACACTGGAAAGCTCAATGCCGAAAAGTGGAGAGAAGACCTGAAGAATGCAGCTTTTTATGACGAAAAGAAAGATCGTGAAGAAAGGCTACTTCAGCTTGTCGAACAATACAGAAACGATCCGAAAGAACTCGCTAGGCAGCTCGAACAGTTCAATGTTACGAATCCTGAGAGAGCCTTCCCCACTCAGTATCTTACTGAAGAACAGCGTAAGCAATGGGGTGTAACTCCTGACTACAAGAACTTCGCTGTTGTAGTTGACGAAGGAACCCCGGCTATCGGGTCTGAGCACGGATTTGCTGCTACTACTAGCCCTGAATACTCTTTTGAAAGCTTGTTCAAGGATGAGCAGTATAAAGCTGGTAGAAAAGGTGTTCATTATCCCAGTCGTGAAACTGGTGCTGACGCTTTGGCAGCAAATAAGATGAAGGATCCCACGGTCGGTATGGCTGTTAGACATGGCTATAGTATGACCAGAGGTCTAGGCCCTGTCATGATTAAAGGCTTTGCTACAAACAAGGCTGGCAAGACTGAATGGGGCAAAAGACTGCTCGGTGTAGATCTTACCGATTACAGAATCGACGAACAGAAGCTTCTTGAATATCTTAACGATGAGTCTCTCACTAGACAGTGGGATGAAGGCAAGTTCAAGCCGAGAGAAGGCACGGATATGTATGAAGCTTGGAGAATCTACCAGAAGATCAAGAAAGGAGAGTAATAATGTCTCGTCAACTCGACAACTGGTCTGTGTATTTTGATAATGAAAGGCAGCCTCTCTTGGGGAGGCTGACCTTCTTCAAGCTACATACGACCGAGAAGATTACTATTACTACGGAATCCGGGATTGCCCTTGACAACCCGATTCATACTACCGAAAATGGAAAGACCACTCATCAGGTCTTCCTTCCCGATGAAGACGTGACTGTCCTTGTTGAGAAGTACATTGGCGGTGGTAACATGAGCGATGACGAAAACAATCTAAGCGCATGGGTCGAACAGTATACCTTTGATTCGTTGAAGAATACTGTGATGATCAATGTGGGTGACGGAGTCGTATCGGCAAGTTATGCAGCCACGATGACAGCTCTTAGACAGCTGGACATCACGGCTACGAATTACGCACTCTTGTATGGCTACTATGAAATGGGCGATATGCCTATTGCTAAGTATATGTTGGATCTCGATTCCACTTCTGCCGATAACGGTGGAAGCATCATCAGGATTGATTCCCAGCATGTATGGAGGCTTGTACCTGACAGGGTCATTGACTGCCGTATCTTTGGTGTATTCCCTGCCGAAGATG